ATCTTAAGCAAGCACTTGCATCTATCGCCAGCTCGAAATATGAGAAGGCATCAGATAGGATTCAGGCTATCAAACTACTTGGTATTGACCAGGGAATGTTTGTACAGAAGCAGCTTGTTGGACATGTAAATATTGAACAAGCATTGAATGATTTGAGGTAATATGACAGACCAAATTGGACTAAAACCTGCAGAGGATTACTTCCAGCAGTTATGCCTTAGCATTATAGACGACCTAGAGAATAACAACTTCTCCTGGTACGGCAATGAACATGGTGTAATGCTTACAATAAACGGACAAACTAAGTTCATCCAAAATGACAGTGATGAAGAAGAAGAGATAAGAGAGTTATGGAATACAGCGAAGAAGATGCCCGAAGAGAAGGACGACAACCGTTCGACTTTGGAATCAAACGACTCAAAAAAAGAGTTAGCACTTGGAGGAATGTCCAAGAAAGATATAAACAAAACAGTTAAATTGTACAAGACTAGGGTCTATGAGCGAGTAGAAGAAGTCCGTGCAAAAATGCAAGCTGAATATGATGCCAAACACCCCAAAGGTAGTGGAATCTTAGATGCTATCGAAAAGGGAGACGAAGATGCCTCAGATAAATAAGGTACAGCTCTATATATGGGATGATAACCTAGAGTTCCTTAAAGACGTAAAAAATAAGAGCAAATTAGTTAATTTACTGCTCCAAAAGTACCGAGAAGAACTCCAATAATATGGACGATTTTCAGTTATCAGAGGAGCAAATCCAGAAGATACTGGACATCAAAAACGACTTCTATAGGTATGCAGATAACAACCTATGGATTAGGAGCAAATCAGGGGAAATAATAAAGTTTGTTCCAAACAAACCCCAGAAAGCATTGATTGATTACGTCATTTACTGCTTGATGGAAGGGCTTCCGATACGAGTTATCGTACTAAAAGCTCGACAGATGGGACTTTCTACGGCTATTGAGGCACTTGGATATTGGTGGAACTCCACTAATAAGAACCAGACTGCAGTGATTATCGGGCACGAAGATGCTTCTGCACGTAACCTTTACCGTATGTTCCGTAGATATTATGACAACAGTAACCCTGTTTTCAAACCTAGTATAAAATACAACACCAAATCTGACCTTACATTTGAACGATATGATGATGAAGGTAATCAGGTTGGGCTTGGCTCAGTCATTAAGACTGCTACAGCTAAGAACACCAGTGCTGGTAGGTCTGACACAATTCAGTTCCTCCACGCATCTGAGGTTGGTGAGTGGGAAAACGGTGAAGAACTGGTCGCCTCACTCATGCAGACTGTACCTTACTTGCCTAGGACATTCATTTTTCTTGAATCGACTGCAAAGGGTAAGGGAAACTACTTCCACAAAGAATGGCGAAACGCTGAAAAGAAGTTAAACAACTTTATTCCGTTCTTCTTTCCTTGGTGGTTGATAGATGAATATGCTGACTATGATGATGAAGAGGTCGGTGAGTTAACAGAGTATGAAGTATTCCTTATGGACTTGTTCAAAAAGGGATTCGACACATGGTCTGGTGAACACTATGACGTTCCTGAAGAAGATTTTATACCTAAGATTAAGTTCTATAGGCGTAAATCTCGAGACTTCGCATCTGACCCTGCTCGTATGTTCCAGGAGTACCCAAGTATTGCCAATGAAGCATTCGTTGCCTCGGGTGCAAACGTATTCCCAGTACTGCGACTTGCAGAGATGGAATTAGAGTGTCTTGAAGAAGCTGATTATGATTACTATAACTTGGAGACTGGTGACAGTCACGAAGATAGTATTCTTACACACTTCGACTTTGACCCTAATGTAGAAGACTTCAGCTATGTAGCTCCTCTTAAGATATTTGAGATGCCACTGCCAGGACATGAATATGTTATTGGTGGAGACGTTGCAGAAGGTCTGAAGAATGGAGACTATTCTGTAGCAGAAGTTGTTGACATTGTTACAATGAAAACAGTAGCTCGATGGCGAGGCAAGTGTGACCCCGACAGGTTCGGTGAAATACTCGGTGCTCTCGGTGCTCTGTACAACTATGCACTTATAGGTGTAGAGGTAAACAACCACGGACTTACAACAGTCCAGAAATTGCGTGATACTTTCTATACTAATCTATATAAGCGAGACCGTGGCTATGATGAAGACTTTGAAGAGCCGACATCGAACCTAGGTTGGAAGACTGACGTTAGAACCAAGCGTCTAGCAATAGATGATTTGATTCGTGTCATTCGAGAAGAACTCAATGAGGATAAAGACATTGTGTTCGTAGAAGAGGCATTTGCTTTTGTGCGTGATGAACGTGGACGAATGAATGCTGAAGAAGGTGAACATGATGACACCGTGATGGCTAAGGCTATTGCGTTCCAGTTATTCCCTTGGGGAGACAACGACATCACAAAACTTAAAGTAGTAAAAAAATTAAAGAAAAGTAAGGTAAAATAATGGCTAAGAAAAGCTATCAAGAAACCCCGAAACTTACTGATGCAGACCTTGGCAAAGACCCACTATTAGTCTCTGTTATGGGCGACTTTGACCGTGCCAGAAGCTATGTCAAAGATAACTATCAGTCAGTATGGGAAGATTGTTTTAAGGCTTACAACGCTATCCGAACACGCCGAGGCTACTCAGGTGTTGCAGATGACTTCATTCCAGAAGTTTTCTCAATCGTTGAATCCCTAAAGGCTGCCATCGCTGGTAGCAAACCTAAGTTTAAGTACATGCCACTTGACGAAGAACAAGAGCAAGATACTGAAGTACTTAACGCACTGGTAGATTACTACTGGTCACTAAACAACATGACAGAAAAGATGCTTAACTGGGTAGGTGATATGATTATCTACGGTAACGGTGTCTTCATGGTTACTTGGGATACGACCCAGCCGTACATCTGTCACATTCCGCTTTCGGACTTCTTCGTTGACCCGACAGCTACTCACATTAACCGTCCAGAGGAACGAGGCTATGCTAAATACGCTGGTTATCGTTACCTGACAAGCATAGAACAGCTACGTGCTAAGAAAATGTTTGATGTCAAGACTGGTGAGTTGGTTGATATGTACAAAAACCTTGACCAGATTAATACCACAGGTACTGGCTCGGATGAATCAGATGACACAGATAAGACTCGCAAGGAACAGTTACTAGGTTCAACACTTGGTAAGGATGCTTCTAAGAATCAAATCGAAATCATTGAGTACTACTCAGCGAAGAAGAAGATTATTATCGCCAACCGTAGTGTTGTAATTTTTGAAGGTGATAATCCATTCCAACGCAAAGAGAAAAAAGTCACTGACATAATCATGGTTAACGGTGAACCACAGAAAGCAACGCACACAATCCCTGGTATCCAAGGATTCCTGCCATTTGCAATCTTGAGGAACTATACCGACTCTAACCTATTCTATGCTCGAGGTGATGTTGAAGTTCTTATTCCTATCCAGGAAGCATTGAACGATACAAGCTCTCAGAAGCGAGACAACCTGGCTTATGCTCTTAACAATATGTGGC